TCAACGCCGCTGGGGATAGGGAGGGGCGGGGATGACCCCTGAGCGGTTGCGGTTCTTGTTGGAGGATTGTCTGCGGCATCAGCGGCGGGTCGCCAGGAGCGCGCATCAGGCGGCGGTGGCGCGGTTTTTGGGGGTCGAGCCGGTGACGCTCCGGCGTTGGCTGCGGGGCGCGCAGCCGGTGCCGCGACAGACCGAGGTGATCCTGGAGATCTTTCATCGCTGGCCCGAGGTGACGGCCGAGGCTGTGGATAAGTGCATCCTGCAGCGCGACGAGGCGTCAAGGCCTTAGAAAGCCGGAAGCGACATTGGGTACTATTGTTGGCCCCGGTCCTACACATTTGGGGAGGTGACGCCGGGAAAGTAAGACCTTTTACAGTAGACCGGCTGGAACGGGCAGTCGCGTAAGAGGTTTAACGCAAGTAAGGGCCGGTGCGAGCCATGTTACGTCTAACAACATAAGGTGAGCAAGCTTACCATTTTCTTCGAGTTCGTAGTGTAGGAAGGAGACGCGATGATCAAGGTCAAACCTCCTGACCAAGGCCCGGCCCAGAAGATCCCGTTCGACGAGAGGGCGTGGAAGAAGGCCTACATGCGCGCGTACATGCGGAAATGGCGCAAGCGGCGGAAGGCCCAGCGCCAGGCCGCCAAGGAGGCCGCCAAATGATCGACGACCCCGCCTTCAAGGTCCTGATGGCCAACGCCGGGGCGATCAAGCGCGGCGCGCTGTCGCTGTGGACGATCTACGAGAAGCCGCTCGACCATCCCGATGGCTTCATCGCCCGCCGGTTCGAAAGCTCCAAGGACGGCGACGGGCCGACGCTCGACACCGTCATCGGCGACCTTGAGCATATCCGCTCGACCTTCGAGCGCGCGGGCCTGTTCAAGATCGCCCGCTCGGAGGGCGACGAGCCACGGATCGTCGAGACTTGGGTATGAGGCGGCCGATGCGCCCTGAGCAAGCTTGGAGTAACCTCTCCGATCAGCGGCGGGCCGCCGCCTCGCAAGACGACAGGGACATTATCGCCATCGGCCGGGCGTTGCGAGAGCGCGGCGGCGCGCTGCAGTTCGCCGAGGCCGAGCCGGTCGAGGAAGGCTTCAACGTCGTCGCGACGATGTCGGCCAGCGTCATCGTCAAGCTCCAAGAGGAGATCGCCCACGGGCGTTTATTGGCGCTAAGGATCCTGCAAGGAGGTTGAAGTCATGTCGCTCATCGCATCCGCCGTCGGCGCCCTCCTGGCGCTCCCGCCCGCCGCGCGGCCGAAACCAACCCGCGATCAGCGGATCGAGGAATTGCGGCGCCAGCTCGACGACGCCTACCGCGAGCTTGACCTGGAGCGCGACCTGACCGCCCACTGGCGCGAGCAGGCGCGGCTGATGGCGGTCCAACTGCGCCAGCAACGCGAGGCGCGCGAGCGCGTCCGCGAGCAGCAGCACGCGCTGAACGCGCAGTCCCAGGCGCAGATGCTCGGCCCGCTGGCGCAGTATCAGAACGCCGCCTACGGCCCGTTCTGCAATTGCGTGCCCTCGCGCGCCCAGATGTTCGCGGCCGAACAGGCTCTGGCCGCATGCCCGCTTGGCGGGATCGTCCGCCTGAACCCGGAGAGCTGAACATGGCCAAGTACAAGCGCGGCATGACCGCCAAGTCGCCGCACCCCGACGACGAGCGCCCGCCGAGCCTCAAGGGCCGGGTCTACAATGAGTTCCGCCCCGACGCGGCGCGCGGCTCGACCATGCCGCCGCCGACCGGCGACACCCAGGAGCCGCGCATCAGCAGGCGGCTCGGCAAGCCGACCAAGGGCCGCAAATGAAGAGCCTCGATCAGATGATCGAGGCCCTGCATCAACATGCCCGCCGCATCCTGATCGGCCACGCCGACGAGCAGCTCGCGCCGTTCTTCCACATCCAGTTCAAGAACCGGGAGGACAGCATCCTGCCCGCGCCATTCAGCGGCGAGCGGGAGAAGTCCGCCTTCCTCCACGCGCTCAGGGCGATGCTCAAGGCGTTCCGTTCGGAGGTCGTCAACTACGCGGGGATCAGCGAGGCCTGGACGGCGGAATACGACCATGAGCCGGGCGAGGCCGACCTCATGCCGAGCGAGCGCGAGACGCGCAAGGAGTGCGTGGTCGTCACCGCAGGCGACCGTCGGGGCGCGACCCTGCGGATGTGGGAGATCATCCGCGACGGCAAGGGCGCCGTGACCGATCTCGTCGAGCAGAAGGCGCCCGACCGCCTCGAAGGCCGCATGCACAACCTCATGGCCGGGGACTGAACGATGAAGGAAACGCGCACCCTGAGGAACGTTCTCGTCTGGGACAACAAGACCCGACGGAGGGTGGAGATCGACATCGACGTCGAGGTCGATGTCGATTGGATCGCCCAGCATCTGGCGCCCAAGGCCTACCACAACAAAAACCGCAAGAGCTGCGCCCTGCACGGCATGGTCGAGGTCCGCATGCGCGGCACCAAGGTCGTCCCGGTCAAGGAGAGGGCGGCGTGAGAACGGGGCTTTACGAAAACCGGATCGCGTTCTGCGAGTTCGACGAACACGCGCTCGACACGCTGATCAAGGGCGACATCGAGGTTGGTTTTGTCTGCGGCTCCTGCCAGCGGCGCAATTGCGTCGAGATGCAGAAATGGGCCGACGGCGAGGTCGAAGGCCTCAAGTGCAAGTGGCTGATGATCGTCGATGGCAAGCATTGGCGGCCGGTTTGCGACGAATGCTTGGCCTCGTTTGGAACCCCGCCCTCGACGGCGGCGAAACTGTTCCGGCTATGACCGACTTCGTCATCGCCGTCCTGATCCTGATCGGCCTCCTGGCGGCCTACCGCGTCGGCTACCACCACGGCGTCGCCTTCTGCATGCGCCAGCTCAAGCCCCTGGAGGACGCCGCCAGGGAGCTGGCGAGGATGCACCGACGATGACCGACTTCGATCCCGACGCGCTGCGGCCGATGATCATCGCCAGGAAGGGCGACGTGCGCGCCATCGCCGACGACCTCCGCGCCGACAGCGAGGACTTGCGCAACTTCATCATGAACACCCCCCTGCTCAGGCGCGCTCTCGACGAGGTGATCGCGCGCGGCGTCGATCAGTCGCTGTCGGTCATGTTCAAGGGCCTCGACGACGAGGACCACTTCTCCAACCAGCTCGCCTCGGCCAAGGAGTTCCTCAAGACCCGCGCCGCCGCCCGGCGCGGCTTCCATCACGCGGGCGACCTCGAACTGAAGATGCCCCGCCAGGGCGGCGCGCTCACCCTCACATGGCTCCCGCCGGAGGCCCCCTCGACGCGCCCCGAGCCGCCGATGATCGAAGGCACGGTCGAACAGGAGTGAACCCTATGAAGCGAGGCTCAAAAACGGTGCACCTCATTGTTGGTTGCCCAGGCGCAGGCAAAACCTGGGTCACAGACCGCCTCAAAGGCAGTGGCTATAAGCTCGTCCATCACGACCTCAACAAGGGCATGAGCGTCCAACGCTACGTCAACGCGATCAAGAAAGCCGCCGCCTCCACGAACAAGCCAATCATCGCCGAGGCGCCCTTCTCGGTATCGCAGATCAGGAGGCCGCTTGAAGCGGCGGGCTGCGATGTTCGCATGGTCGCAATTCAAGAGAAACGGGATGTCATCGCCAAGCGATATCAGTCCCGCGAGGGCAGGCCGATCCCGCAAGGTCACCTGACCCGACAGGAAACGTATCTCGAAATGGCCGAGAAATCGGGCGGCTTCGTCGGAACCAACCGGCAGGTCCTCGGCCACCTCAAGCGGCTCAATCGAGGCATGACGAGGTGAGCCAGGAAAGGGGGCTGCGCGCCCTCTACGACACGCTCAGGCGGGCCGCCGACGAGCTGGCCGAGTTTCGCCGTCCCGGCCGGTTGCCGGATGAGATCTCGGCCTACAGCGCGTTCGCCGTCGGCGAGGCGCTGGACACGATCCTGAAGGCCAAGTCGCACGTCGGGCGCGACCTCGACGAGCGCGACGCGGCGAAAGCGGTGGAGAAAGCCCGATGACCGTGACACTGCCCGTCCTGCCCGACCGGGTGAAGCTCCTCAAGCGCGACGAGCGCGGCTTCCCGGTGCCCTGGTTCGTCCATTGGCAGGACGACAAGCCCGACTTCCGCGTCGTCAGCCCCGACAAGATCGTCACCGCCCACAAGTTCGGGCGCTGCTGGATCTGCGGCGGGACGATGGGCGTGCACCGGGTCTGCGTGATCGGCCCGATGTGCGTCGTCAACCGGGTGACCAGCGAGCCCCCGTCGCACCGCGATTGCGCCGAGTTCGCCGCCAAGGCCTGCCCGTTCCTGACCAAGCCCCGCATGCGCCGCAACGAAAAGGATCTACCAGAAGAGCGCGCCCCCGTTGCGGGCATGCCTATTCCTCGCAACCCAGGCTGCGTCGCCCTCTACGAGACGAAGAGCGTGAGCCCGTTCAAGGCGGGCGGCGGCTACCTGTTCCGCCTGGGCGAGCCTGTCCGCATCGATTGGTGGGCCGAAGGCCGTCAGGCGACGCGCCAGGAGGTCCTGGCGTCCATCGACAGCGGCTATCCGTTCCTGCTCGACACCGCGACCAAGCACGACGGGCCGGAGGGCGTCGCGGAACTTCAGCGCATGCGCGACGCCGCCCTCAAGCTCCTGCCCGCCGCATGACCTTCGCCGACAGTCAGGCCATCGACAACGCGCCGCTCACCATCCCCTACCGGCCGCGCCGCCACTTCCTCAAACTGCACGCCTCGGAGAAGCGCTGGATCTTCGTCTGCGCCCACCGCCGGGCGGGCAAGACGGTGGCGCTCGCCAACCATCTGGTCCGCGCCGCCTACCTCAACGGCAGGCAGTGGCCGCCGCCGCGCTACGGCTACGTCGGCCCCTCGTTCGAGCAGGCCAAGGACCTCGTCTGGAGCTATCTGAAGCAGTACACCGCCCCCATCGAGGGCGTGCGCTTCCTCGAAGGCGAACTCGCCATCGTCCTCCCCCACAACGGCGCGATCATCAAGCTCTACGGCGGCATGAGCGCCTACGAGCGGATGCGCGGCATGTACTTCGACGGCATCGTCCTCGACGAATATCCGCTGCTGCAAAAGACGGTGTTCTCCACCGTCGTCAGGCCGTGCCTCGCCGACTATCGCGGCTTCGCCATCGTGTCGGGAACGAGCAACGGCGACGATCACTTCAACGCCCTGCGGCTGCGCGCCATGGACGACCCCCGGTGGGACGTTTTCCTCATTCCCCTGTCGGAAACCGGCGAGGAGGCCCTGAGCTACGCCGAGGCGGCCGAACTCACCCAGGACATGAGCCCCGACGAATACGCGCGCGAGATGGAATGCTCGTTCGACGCGCCGGTCGAGGGCGCCTACTTCGCCGAAGCCCTCAATGCGCTGTCGCTGCAGGGCCGGGTCACCAAGGTCCCGGTCGATCTCGCCGCTCCGGTGATCACCTCATGGGACCTCGGCGTGCACGACTACTGCTCGATCTGGCTGTGGCAGACCGTCGGGCGCGAGATCCACTTCGTCGATTACATGATGGCGCAGGGCAAGGGCCTCGACCACTGGGCGGCGCAACTGCGCACGCGCAAGACCCTCGGCGGCTACACCTACCAGTGCCACCTCCTGCCGCACGACATCGAGGCGCGCGAGATCTCGACCGCCAAGAGCCGCCGCGCCACGCTCTCCGAATTGATCCCCAACGACGAGCCGATCATCACCGTGCCGCGCATCCGCTCGAAGGAGGACGGCATCCACGCCTCGCGCGCCATGCTCGGCTCGGCCTATTTCGACGAGAGCAATTGCAAGCTCGGCTTGGCCATGCTGCGCGGCTACCACAAGAGCGCGATGGGCCAGCCGGTGCACGGGCCAGGGCCCCACTCGCACGGGGCCGACGCCTTCCAGACCGCCGCCGTCGGGTTTCATTTGGTCAGCGGCCTGAGCGCAAGCATGCTCAGGCGCGGCGCCATGCGGCGCAAGATCCGGGGGCTGGTGTGAGCTGGCGCGATCCGCCTGACCATGGCGATTGGATGCTATTCGTCATCGTGTTCGTTGCGGTGCAGCTCTGGTTGTGGGTGTTGTACCTCAGATGAGCGAGCGCCTGACCGACGAGGAATGGCGGGAGATTTGGCGCAAGGAGCGGCTGCGCGAAGATAAAATGCTCGACTTCCACGATCAGGTCGGCGACCGGATGACCAAGAAGGCGCTGGCCGCAAAATTCAACCTCAAGCCAACCCGCGTCAGCCTCCTGGTCCGCCGCCATGACGAGGCCCGCGAACGTCAGCGCATGCTCGCCGAGATCGAGCAGCTCAAGGCGGCGCTCCAGGCCCTTGTCGATAAGCTCGACGAGATCCACGCCGACCCGCGCTACAAGAGCGTCTGGACGAGCTACATGATCCACGGCGGGCAGTACCACGGCCCAACTTACGTCGATGAGCTGGCCCGCGCCCGCGCCGCTCTCAAGGACGCGCTACAAGCCACCACCCCTCCTTGAGCCAGTAGCCGTAGGCGTAGCGCCCGCGCTTCAGCGCCTCGATCATCGGCGGTTCGACAGGCCCAATGAAATCAGGATAAGGTCGCCCATCGGTCAGCTCCGAGGGACCGGCTTTCCGCCGGTCGGTCCTCCGAGGAGCGCGTTGGCCCATGGCCATCGAGAGACTGTTCACCTTCAAAGACGGCAGCGGCACGCCGCAGACCTACGATCCCGGCGATCCCGACACCTACCGCTATTTCATCCACGCGCTGATCACCGACAGCCGCGACTACGAGAACAGCGTCCTGGCGCCCAAGCGCGACGAGGCGCAAAAATATTACTACGGCATGCTGCCGACAATGGGCGCCACCGGCCCCTACAGCGACACCCTGATCGTCGAGGACCCGAACGCCACCTACGAGGAGATCCTCGGCCCGGCCGAGGGCCCGTCGAAAAGCTCGTTCGTCTCCACCGACGTGCGCGACGCCATCCTGATGATGCTGCCCTCGCTGGTCCGCATCTTCGCCGCCAGCGAGAACGTGGTCAGCCTCGTCCCCCGCTCGCCGCCCGACGAGCCGATGGCCGAGCAGGCGACCAACTACGTCAACTATGTTTTCTGGCAGGACAACGCGGGCTTCCTCACCCTCTACGGCGCGTTCAAGGACGCCCTCACCCTCAAGACCGGCTTCGTCAAATGGTGGACCGACAACACCCACGAGACGAAGCGCAAGCAGTTCGTCAACATCACCATGGAGCAGCTCCAGATGCTGCTCGCCGAGGACCCGACCGCCAGCGTGCTGCCCGGCACGCTCGTTCAGAACGACACCGGCGGCATCGACGTCACCATCGAAGGCAAGCAGAACAAGCCGGTCACCCGCGTCGAGGGCGTGCCGCCGGAGGAGATGCGGCTCGACCGCTACGCCAGGACCTTCGCCCAGTCGCGCATCGTCGGCCATGAGCGGATCGTCTCCATCGACGAACTGACCAAGATGGGCTACCCGCGCGACCTCGCCGCCAACTACCTGCAGACGCAGGACGTGCACAACTTCACCATGGAGGCGATGATCCGCAATCCGGGGCGGGGCATGTCCACCCGCGTCGGCGACGGCGTGATGTACGGCGAGTGGTACATCCGCGCCGACAGCGACGGCGATGGCGTGGCCGAGCTGCGCTACATCTGCACCATGGGCGAGGCGCACGCCATCGTCCGCGACGAGCCAGCCAACCGGATCAAGTTCGCCCTCTTTAGCTGCGACCCGATCTCCCACACCCTGGTCGGCGACAGCATCGCCGACCTGACCGTCGATATTCAGCGGATCAAGACCAACATGACGCGCGGCGTGTTGGATAGCTTGGCCGAGAGCATCAACCCCAAGACGGTGGTCAACGAGCTGGTGACCAACCTCGACGACGCGCTCAACGACGACCTGGGCGCGGTGATCAGGACCAGGGGCGACCCCTCGGCCGCCGTGCAATTCGCCACCACCCCGTTCGTCGGCCAGCAGGCCCTGCCGGTCCTCGAGTACCTCGACGCCGTCCAGCAGCGCCGCACCGGCCTCTCCGACGCGGCGCGCGGCCTCGACCCGAAGGCCCTGCAATCCTCGACCATGATCGGCGTCGAGGCGGTGATCAACGGACAGCAGGAGCGCACCGAGCTGGTCGCGCGGGTGCTGGCCGAGACCGGCTTTAGGGATTTATTTCACGGCCTGTTCAACGAGATCGTGGAGAACGAGAACCAGTCGCGCACCCTGCGCATCAACGGGAGCTGGCAGACCTACCACACCTCGATGTTCGACGCCGACATGTCGGTCGAGGTCAACCCGACGCTCGGCAAGGGCTCGGACACGGTCAGGATGATGACCTTGGCGCAGATCAAGCAGGACCAGATGCAGGTGTTCCAGCAGTTCGGACCCAGCAATCCGGTGGTCGGCATCCCGGAGATGCTCAACACCATCACCGACATGCTCGCCATCGCCAACATCAAGAACGTCGGGCGTTACTTCAAGACCCCCGATCCGCAGGTGATCCAGCAGATGCAGCAGGCGCCGAAGGAGCCCGACGCGATGACCATCGCCGCCAAGGCCAACTACGAGCGGGTCAAGCAGCAGACCGCCAAGGCGATGGGCGACCAGCAGTTCAACGCCCAGAAGCAGGCCCAGGACGAGGCCTTCCGCCGCGACAAGCTCGCCCAGCAGCAGGCCTACGAGGCCGAGAAGATCCGGGTGCAGGAGACAGGCCTCGCGCTCGACCATCAGGTGGACATGGCCCAGGTGGTGGTCGACATGGCCAAGGCGGTGACGCCGCAGACGCCATCAGGCGGCGAGACGCCATGAAGGTGGAGACATCGAGCGGATCGCCGGAGAGCTTCGGCTGGCAGCGGCGCCCTGACATGGATACGCCAACCGGCGTCGCTTACGAACGCCCCGACGGGGCGCTCATGCTGTTCCCAAAAGACCGCAAGCCGGAATTGGTTCGCCTCCGGGCGAGGCCGCCGATCCTCCGTAGCGGCTTGCCGGAAAGCTAAAAGCGAAGTATTGCTTCAAGCAACCTGCAGAGTTGTCCCAATGACAACTTGGTTGCCGATGATCAGATGTCGGCGCTGGGCAGCGACAGAGCGAAGATCGAGAGCTTAAGCGAGCGGCGGGAACTCTCGGCCGCCGCCAAGGCGTTGCTCTCCGACAAGGCCTTCGGCCACGTCTACCTGCAGCTCCGGCAGCAGTGGTTCAACGAGCTGGTCGATCAGCCGCACGCTGGCGTGCGCCAGGACGAGCTGGCGGCCCGCCTGCGCGCCCTCGACGTCATCCCGACGGCGCTCGCCAACCTCCTGGAAAACTACCGCGTAGACGCCAAGCGGGCCAGCCATGGCGCCTGACGGCATCGACGAGGCGCGCGAGGCCTTCGCGCAGGAGATCCCCCAGGCGACGCGGCAGCGCGACCAGTCGGGCCGGTTCGTCTCCACCAACAAGCCGGAGGCGATCTTCCAGCCGCGCGAGATCGAAGGCGACGAGCGCGGCGACACCTCCGACGGCGGGCCGGATCCCCGCCTGCTCGAACAGGAGAGGAGAATTGCGGATGGCCGGTCTGAAGAAGGGGAGCCCGCTCAGAAGCCCGCGAAACGCGCTCCAGCCTCCGCCAACGACCATGACGAGCCAGCCGAAGATCAGCCGCCAGAGCGGATCGGGCAAGACGCCGCCGACGATGCCGATCCAGACGCTGAAAAACCAGACAAGGGGGACGGCGCCGAAGGGGACCCCGGCGAGGACACCTCGCCCCGGTACAAAATCCAGGTAGACGGCGAAGAGAAAGAGGTCAGCCTCAACGAGGCCCTGCGCGGCTATCAGCGCGAGGAGACGTTCAATTCGCGCATGCGGCAGATGGTCGAGGTCGCCAAGACCATCGACCAGCGCGGCGCGGAGGCGAGCCACGCCCGCGAGGCCTACATTCAGCTCTGCCAGCAGCAGGAGCAGGAGTTCGCCGCCCTGATCCCCAAGGAGCCCGACTGGGAGCAGCTCTACAAGCAGGACCCGGCGGGCGCCCACCAGCTCGAAACCAACTACAAGCAGGTCTACGGCACCCTCAACGCCATCCGCCAGCGCCGCGCCCAGGCTCAACAAGAGGCCTACCAGGACAACGCCCAGCGCACCGCCGCCTACGCGCGGGCCGAGTTCGACAAGTTCCGCGCCAGGAACAAGCTCACCGACCAGCAGAGCCTCGACAAGGCCATCGGCTACATGCGCAGGACCGCGATGGAGGCGGGCTTCAGCGAGGACGAGATCGGCACGACCTACGACGAGCGCATGCTGACCATCCTCAACAAGGCGGCCAAGTACGACAACATGATGCGCAACAAGCCGCTGCCGGTGCAGCCGGAGCGCCAGGGCGCGCTCCAGCCAGGATCGGCGCCGCGCATCGGCAACGGGGCGGCGCGCGGCATGAGCGAAGCGATGCGGCGGCTCCAGGCCACCGGCCGGGTGGACGACGCGGCGGGGGTGTTCGCCCAGATGCTGCGGCCCCGCCAATAAGTCCGGGTTCAACCGGAGACCCCATAGTCTAGCCGTTCGGGCTAGAGACCAGTCCAGCGTATTCGCTGGAGACAGTCCCTCTTGCCCGAAAGGATCATCTCCGTGCCAAAGGTCACTAACGCATTCACCACTTACAACGCCCAAGCAAACCGCGAAGATCTCAGCAACGCCATCTATAACATCGACCCATTCGACACGCCGGTCATGTCGGCGATCCGCAGAAGGAACGTCAAGAACCGGATCTTCGACTGGCAGACCGAGTTCTTGCCCCTGGTTAACCTTGGGAATGCCCAGGTTGAAGGCTTCGCCCTCGCCAATGGGCCCAGCCAGCCGACCATCCGCCGCAACAATGTGACCCAGATCAGCGAGCGCGACGCGACCGTGTCTGGCTCGCAGGAGGAGGCCGACGCGGCGGGCAAGGGGAGCGAGATGGCCCACCAAATGGCTCTCGCCGCCAAGGTGCTGAAGAGCGACATGGAGAGCATCCTCTGCTCCCGCCAGCCGCGCAACGATGGCAATGACACGGGCCCAACCGCGAGGACCACCGAGGCCTTCTCGCACTGGCTCGGCCGGGCGACCGACAAGAACTCGAACCCCAACGCAGCGGTCGCGCCGGGCACCGTCGTCACCGGCCTGCCGGTCGCGGCCACCGACCCCTTCGCCGCCGTCGCCGCCGGATCGCAGGTCTCGATCTCCGAGGCGATGCTCGGCGACGCGATGCAGCAGGCCTACACCAACGGCGGCTCGCCGACGATGTGGATCGTCCCGCCGGGCCCGAAGCGCACCATCTCCACCTTCACCGGCCGCTCGACCTCGCAGGTCCTGGTCGGCAAGACCGAGGTTGTCTCGACCATCGATGTGATCGCCACCGACTTCGGCCGGGTGAAGGTCGCGCCGTCGCGCTGGCTCGCGCCTGATGTCGGATTGCTGATCGATCCCGACTACGCCGCCGTGGCGTTCTTCAGGGCGTTCAGGCAATTTCTCATGGCTAGAGTGGGAGATGCAGATACTAGAATGATCGTCTGCGAATGGGGCTTAGAAATGCGCAACCCGCTGGCTCATATCTTGTTCAACGGGATCAAGAAGTAACTATGACTAAACCTAAGAACGACCTGACCGCAGAGGCGGTGCGCCGTCTTTTTATTTATGACCCATATTCTGGTCTTTTGCAATACCGGGAGCGCGGACCTCGTCGTCCGCGCGGTTGGTTTGCTGGCGCG